CAACGGATATTTTCTACCTGTTTGAGAAGAAGCCGACCATTCACATGATCCGGCAGATTTGTGTCGGGCGGGCTTGGAAGAATACGCGATGAAAATACCAATGGATCTGCTAGCGCTGGCGTATGAGCTGCGCTGTGAGGGGTGTTCGTGGCGCAACATCTCCAAGGGGCTTGGCGTTGAACGCAAGAACCTGGCGCGCGCAATCGCACGCCTTACGACTGAGCGCGACGTATGCCTAAACTAATCGCCCAATGGTGGATCGCCATGCTGACGACGTGGCTTGTATGGGCGCTGGTTGCGCCTATCGTGGCCAGCGCTGGACGATACGAACAAGCGCGCCACGACTGCCCACATATCCGGGTTACGCACGGCGTAGGCTCTGACCTGCGCACCTACAGCAAGCCGAGGGATTTATGCAGCCAGAACCGATAATTCGGCGATTTGAAACGCGGCCACACTGCGAGATTTGCGGGCGTATGCGTTCGGCTGGCGGGCATGATCGCTGTAGTAAAATTCGACAGCGTAAACATTTACAAGCTGATATAGTGTACAAACCAAAACAGGAGTAATACCCATGCAAGAAAAAACAGAACGCAACGCAGAAATCGTCGAGATGCGAAAGACGATGTCAGTCGATGAGATCGCCGCAAAGCTCAGCCTTAACCGTCAACGCATCTACCAGATCCTTCGTCGGGCTAAGGCGCGTGCGGAATGAAAATTGCAGAGTATGTCGAGCTAAGAAAAGCTGAGCTTTGCAGCTTCGAAAAGCTATGGGCAGAAAAGATGGCGGAAGATCCTGACAATTGGCCTGAGGAATTCGAGGTCTTTGATTGGTATGAGCAGGAGCTTGCATTTATCCAGCCTGGGATCGGTGACGTATGAGCACAAGCGACGGCAGCACTGCCGCCAACATCCTAACAGCTGCGCTAGGCCACATGCGCGACCGTGCAGCCACATACGATAAGCCAGAAGGCGAACGCAGCATGGGCGCAACGGTTGACGCCTTCCTGGCTGTAACTGGCGTATCCATGACAGAGGAGCAAGGCTGGCTGTTCATGGCGCTGCTAAAGGCCGTGCGCAGTCAGCAGGGCGCGTACCGTTCGGACTCTTATGAGGATGGCGCGGCATACTTCGCGCTGGCTGGTGAGGCTGCTGTGCGGGATCGTAATGGCGGTTGGACTGACAAGGCGATTAAGGCTGCTGCACTGCCTGCCGCATTCGGCCAGCAAAACATGATCGACCCTGCAGACGTAGACATCGCCAGCGCCATCGACGACGACAGCGAGCGCATGCAGGCGATTGGGCAGAATGGGAATGGTGGCGAGCATTACGGCGCGCCAGAATGGTCGAAGGCTCCAGATAGCGCAGTTCTCTATATAGACTGGACAGGAAGTCCAGCCGGCCTTGAATCGTCATTCTACTGCGACGGCGGCGACAGATTTTATCGGCTGAATCGTGGGGAGATGGCGTCTACATACGTCTTAAAGCGTGACAATGGGTCGCCAGAGATCAATTATCAGTACTACATGCGCCCTACTAAATAAACCCTATACACACCCGCGCAGTCGCTATACACTGCGCGGACTAACCATGAAAGGAGTGAGGAAAATGAAGCTAGTAGAGTTGTTGGCGCGGGAGCTGAAAGCCTGGCCTGATGGCGCTGAGTTTTATTGCCAGGATTACAACCGAAACGCCTACCCTTATAAGGTGAAGCCAGAAAGGCACGAGCATAGGGATGTCCTGTGGGGCTGCAAAGGGCAGTTATCAGGGGTTTCTGCTGCTGTTTTATCAGATATTGCATCCGACCACGCCACCGCAATCGTTACCCGCTCAGACTGGTCAGCCGAGCGCGCACGAATCGCTAAGCCGGCCAAGAAGGCAGACAAAGACGGCTGGGTTCGGCATCGCGGCGGGAAGTGTCCGGTGGGTGCTGGAACTGTAATCGAATACCGGGAACGAAACGGTAACATTGAGGTTGAATGCGAGCCTGAATTGCTTGGGACTATGTGGCTTCATGAAAACCATCCGCGCGACATCATGGCCTACCGCCTGCACAAGCCAGCCGAGCAGGTGGTAACGCGGCAGGAAATGTCCGAGGCATTTGCGCCGACAGAACCTCAAGGTGTATTCATCCCCAGCAAAATCGACCAAATCGACGGCCCGATCAAGTGGCGCGACCGCATCACCGAAATCGACGCAACAACTCGGGCGCTAACAACCGAGCGCGCCGAACTCGTTCAGAAACTGGCTGGCGAGGGGTTTGCGTTGATTGGGCTGATCAATGATCTACTGACAGAAGCCGCGCAGAAGCATGAGGATATGAGCGATTGGCGGAATTGGAAGGTTGGGGATTTGCTGGAAATGGTAAAAGCAAGCGAATGGGAAGGAATGACAAATGGAAAGCTTTATGAGTTTGCATCACCTGAAAACGGATACAATTTTGCTGTGGTAGATGATGGCGGAGAGCTTCGCAGTGTCTGTATTGGATCAAATGATTATGTGACTGGCGACTTCAAGTGGCACTCCCGCCCATCCGCCTAACCAACAAACGGCCCGTCACTAGGCGGGCCTTTAAGGAGTAAACGAACATGAGCCAATCCGCCGCCCTACTGCTGGAAATGCGCAAGCACAAGACCAGCCACATTCTGCACTTGATCCTGTCGATTCTGACCTGCGGCATTTGGGTATTCGTCTGGATTCTCTGCGCGCTGTCGAACGCAATCGAAAACGCCAAGCTAGACCGACAGATCAACAAGCTGTTGGCGACAAAGGATTAAACCATGATTAAGCGCGAATACTTCTTTCGATTCCGCAAGTATGCTGGAGACGGAACTGGTTCATTCACAGAGCGGTGCTTTACGATGGTTGCTCAGAGCCTGTTCCCGGTTACAGACGAGCTGATTAAAAAGGCTACCGAGTCAGCAGAGAATGCGCTTTCCGACAGGCCTGGAACTCATGTTCTATGCATGGCCTTCAATCGCTTGTAACCGCTTCATGCTGGCGCTACACTTGCAGCCACACACCCCGCGCTTAAATGCGCCCAGTGGCCAGCAAACTGGAAACGACGGACAAGCCTTGCGAAATCGGTATTACTCCACCGAATAGCGGCCCCTGGATTTGCTGGCAGAGCGGGTTTAAACTCCTTCTACGCCTTGCCAGGCGGCTCGAAAGGCAGGACTAGCGACCCTAAGTCGCTATTTATTCGCATGGTGATTGGCAGGTATGAAGCCGGTCATTGGTAGGCTCTGTGGTCACTGTAGCGCTGCACACTACATCCGCACCTTAATCCCGGCACTCTGAGCGGATCGCAACCGCAACGGTCACCAGCCGAATGAGTAGTCGCCGGCTGATCACCGGCAGCCTGCAACCTATCTGGCCTGCCATGCGCAGGAACAGAAACAGCACCGCCATTTGGCGAGGCTAGCAGCAACACGGCCCCGACACGGATTAAAACCCGGCGCTCGGGGTTTTTTATTGCCCGCAGTTACCGTATGCAGCTATCATGCCAACTACACAACAGGCAAAGCGGACGCCGCACATGGATCAAACATTCATCAACTGGGCACTCGGCATCCTTAGCATGCTTGGAGGCTTTCTGCTTAACGCGGTATGGCAATCGGTCAAGGACTTGCAGGAGGCTGACAAGGAGCTGGCTGAGAAAGTCGCCTCAGTTGATAAGCTGGTCGCTGGCGACTATGTGCGCCGCGATGAGTTCCAAGATATGACGAAGGCTCTATTCTCAAAGCTGGACAGGATCGAGGATAAAGTTGATCGGAAAATCGACAAATGAAAGAGCTAGCCTTCTGCTTTTGTGTCGTGATCGGTTTCGCTGGTGGCGCATGGGCAGGCAGTGAGCTTGCAACAAAGTCGGCGCGCGACGTGATCGGCAAAGAGTGCAGAGGCGCCGGGGCTTTCACGATCCGGCAGACTGGTTTCGAATGCTGGCCGGTTAAGAAATGAGCCACAACCACAAATCGCCCGACCTAGGCTTGACCGAAAANAANACAGCATTCGCCCGCGCTGTAGTTCTGGACGTTCGCCGCGATAAGACGATGGGCGACCACTATCAAGACACGTTCGGCGGCAACATGACGCGGGCCAGCTATTCGTGCTGTGCCAGTCGGCTGTGGAAGTCTCCACCTATCCAGGCATACGCCGAAAAGCTGCGAGAGGAAATGAGGGAAAGGTTTATGGTTACTGTCGAGAGTTTGATTGCTGAGCTGGAAGAGGCTCGGCAAGTTGGCAAGACTACCGAGTCTGCGGCGCCAATGGTCGCAGCTACAATGGGCAAAGCAAAGTTAATGGGACTCGACAAGCAGATCATTGAGCACCGAGGTAATGTCGATCAGCCGCTAGTGATTGAGCTGACTCCGAGTGAGAATTAAGCTAACAGCTGCGCAAACAAAGGTTTGGCAAGCTGAGAGCCGATTCAAGGTACTGGTGTGCGGTCGGCGCTTCGGTAAAACCTATTTGGCGCTTACCTGGCTGATCCGCAATGCGCTGCGAGATGGTGGATTGCACTACTACATCGCCCCGTCATACGTCATGGCAAAGCAAATTGCCTGGCGCCTGCTAAAAGACCTTATAGGCGACAAGGCGAGCAAGAAGAATGAAGCCGACCTCCTTATCGAGCTGCCAAACGGCGGCATAATCCAGCTAAAGGGCGCTGAAAATCGCGACAGCCTGCGCGGCGTGTCGCTGCGGTCTGCCGTGCTGGATGAGTTCGCCTACATGGCTGAGGAAGTATGGACGGAGGTAGTGCGCCCCGCCACATCCGACCAGCAAGCACCAGTCTTATTCATCACTTCGCCTGCCGGCTGGAACTGGGCCAAGAAAGCCTATGACCGCGCCATGAGCGGAACCGACCCTGACTGGAAGGGCTGGACGTTCACCACGGCGGACGGCGGCAACGTCAAACCAGAGGAAATTGAGAGCGCGCGCCGTGAGCTGCCTGAGCGAACCTTTGCCCAGGAATACCTGGCCAGCTTTGAAACGCTTTCTAACCGCGTCTACAGCTACTTTGACCGCCTGCAAAACGTATCTGCTGAGATTGGCTGCGAGACTGGCCATCCTGTGCTTTATGTGGGTGTCGATTTCAACGTGGATCCCATAACTGCCGTCATCGGTGTCAAGGTCTCGGATCAGCTGCACATCTTTGACGAAGTGAAGATCCGCAACAGCAACACGCAAGAATTAGCAGATGAGATCAAGGCGCGCTATCCAAGCCACAAGATCAAGGCGTACCCAGACCCGGCAGGACGGCAGCGTAAGACCAGCGCGGGCGGTAAGACCGACTTTTCAATTCTCGAGCAGTCAGGCTTTGACGTTATCGCGCCGCGCGCTCATCCGGCAGTGGCCGACCGAATCAACGAAGTGCAGGCCATGCTAAAGAATGCTAACGGTGATCGCCGCCTATTCATTCACCCGCGCTGCGTGCATCTAATCGAGTGCATGGATGGTCTGACATACAAGAAAGACACAAATCAGCCAGACAAGAACAGCGGCCTTGACCATATGACAGACGCGCTTGGCTATCTTGTGCATAGCGAATTTCCGATACATCGGCCAGTTATGAATATCCCGGTGCGTTTCGGGTACTGAGATACTAGACACCGCCCGCGCATCGTGTATAGTGCTATGGCGGATTGGCCGCGATTGGAGTGGAAGAAATGAGCGAACAGATTGATTGGAGTAAGGCGCCGGAGTGGGCTGCAAAGCACGGGCTTATAGGTATGGGTC